GCTAAGCAGGGCCTTAAATGGAGGCGCGAACACAATCGCGGCGGGACTCCGGTCGGCGTTGCTAGGGCTCGTGACCTATCGAATGGCAAAGAGATCAGTCCCGATACGATCGGACGCATGGTCAGCTACTTTGCTCGTCACGAAGTGGACAAGAAGGGCGAAGGATGGAAGCCAGGTCAAAAAGGATTTCCGTCAGCGGGTCGGATCGCTTGGGCTCTTTGGGGAGGTGATGCGGGTCGTTCTTGGTCAGCAAAGGTAAAGCGACAAATGGAATCGCAAGACAAGGTTGAAAGGATCGCTTCGGTGCCAAAGATCCAGAGAGCATTTCAGGCACCAAAAGACGGTAAAGCGGTCATTGCTACAGAGACTCCGATCGAGATTTACGATTCGGAGCGTCGGCAAACGATCCGTCAAGTTCTTTTGATGGATGGCGTTCAGTTCCGCAATGGCAAGAACCAACTACCGATCGTCGATTCTCATAATGATAAAACGGTTCGCAATGTGTTTGGCTCGATCCGAAACATCTCGATTCAAGATGGTTCGCTCGTTGGTGATGCGTCATTCGCATCCGACGAAGAATCTCAGATTGTGGCGACTCGATACAACGAGGGCCATCTTAACGACTTCTCGATTGATGCACAGATCCTAGCGAGGGTCTTTGTTCAAGAGGGTCAAACGTACACCACCCGACAAGGCAAGGTGATCGAGGGGCCAGCGGAAATAGTAACCGCATGGGAACCTCACAACGCTTCGATCTGTGCAACGGGCGCAGATCCGAATTCTACTGTTCGACGGTCTTATGACCAAGAAGAAAGGCAGGCAGGCATGTCAGAAGAGCTAATGGCTCAGTTGAAAGCCCTTGGTCTCCCAGAAGGGATGACCGATGCGAGCGAGATTATCAAGTGGATGGCAGACCACATGGAAAAGCCATCGCTTGAAGTTGAAATGATGGCAGAAGATAAGCCATCCGAAGAAATGGCAAGGGCCGAAGAAAGCAAGCCCGAAGATGAGGCAATGCGAATGGATGAGAAGGTACAAGAGGAAGTGACTCGACAACTCAAAGCAGTTGACGAACGACGCAAGGCAATTATCTCGGCGGGGACTCTAGCAAAGGTCGAGCGTGCCTTTGTGGATGAACTGGTCGAGTCAGGATGTTCTGTGCAAGACGCTCAAGAAAGGATCATCCGAAAGATGAGCAATTCCCCAATCGGACAGACTGTCGGCAGCGATGTTCGCGTTACCGAGTCGGAGCATGACAAGTTCGAAGCAGCAGCTAAGGCTGGATTGATTCAGCGATGCTTCCAAGGGACTGTCAAACAAAAAGCCCCACAAGTTCAAGGGTCGGAAGATTTCCGCAACCTCGGAATCTATCGGCTTGCTGAATTGTGCGTTCGTCGCATGGGCATCAATCCAGAGAAGTACAGTCGAGCCGACGTTGCTCGAATGGCGATGGGTCAAGATAAGGCTTTCAATCGACTCAACATTCGTCGATCGATGGAAGCCTACCACACGACCGGAAGCTTTCAAAACATCCTGCTAGATGCAGCTAGCAAGACGCTCCGAGCGGCTTACGAAGAAGCTCCATACACTTGGTCTTTGTGGGCTCGTCAAGCTCAATCGGTCGATGACTTCAAAAACATCAACCGCATTCAGCTCGGCGAATCTCCAAACCTCGAAATGGTTCCCGAAGGGGCTCCATACCCTGAGGGTCAAGTCGTCGATTCCAAGCGATCCTACAAGGTCGAGAAGTTCGGTAAGAAGTTCTCAGTCTCTTGGGAAACTGTTGTTAACGACGACCTTGACGCATTGTCTCGCATCCCAGCGATGCACGGCAACGCAGCACGAAGGACGCAAGAGAAGGTCGTTTACGATGCTTTGCTTGCCAACCCAACGATGGCCGACGGCTTCGCTTTGTTCAGTGCATCGCACACAAGCGGCACTAACATCACTGCATCTTCGGTTGCTGCTCCAAGCGTTACGACCTTGAACGAAGCGTTCAAGCTGATGTCCTTGCAAAAGGGTCTCAGCAGCGATGTTTACCTGAACCTTTCGCCTCGCACTTTGCTTGTCCCGCAAGCATACGCAGCGACCGCATTGGAACTAGTTAACAGCCAGTCTTACGCTCAGAGCAACGGCAATGAAGGCGTGATCAACATCTACGGAGTCAATGGCGTTCGTCCATTACAAGTCGTTGCGACTGCTTTGCTAGATGCAAACAGCGCGACCAACTGGTATGCGATCGCCGACAACGCTCAAGTCGATACCGTCGAAATCACGTTCCTCAACGGCGAAGAAGCCCCAGTGCTTGAGTCCGAATGGAACAAGGACAATGACACTTATCACTACTACGTCCGTCAATCGATGGCCGCAGCAGTGATCGACCATCGAGGTATCTTCGGCAACCGTACCTAGTCCGGTTGATTGACCTACAGCCCTGGTCGGCGATGGCCAGGGCTTTCTTTGACAGCGACAACACAACAAAAAAGGAAAATAAGACATGAGCGGATTTGTTAACCATGCCAAGTTCGAGGATGATTTCTTCGGCGGCAAGACCTACGCGGCGACTGTCGGCGAAGGCAATTGGAAGATTACCGACACCTCCTCTAGCGGAACTCCAACCTATGCTTCGGTAAGCCCATCGGCTACCGGGGAAATCGCGTTGACCTTCGATAGTGCCAACGAAATTCAGAATGTTTGCTTGGACTTCGGCGACAAGCTTTGCTTCGACATCGACAACATCCAGCGAGCTGTTTTCATCGTCAAGACGGTTGCATCTCTCAATGCTGCTACCACCTTGGCTTTCGGCTTGCAGTCGGCTCGAAACGATGATACAGACGCAACAGCCAACAACGCACAATTCAAGCTTGCGGGCTCGAATGCTGTTGTTTGCGAGAGCGATGACGGAACGACCGACAACGATGACAAGGCATCAGGCGTTTCGTTGGTTGCGACCTACAAAGAATTCGTTATCGACTTCACTGGCGGCAAGCAGGACGTTAAGTTCTACATCGACGGTGCTCGAGTTGCTTCGACAACGACCTTCTCGATGTCGGCTGCAACCGGATCGCTTCAACCGTTTGTCCAGATCAGCAAGACTGCCAGCACGAACGTCAACAGCGTGACGGTTGATTACGTCTCGGTCGAGTGCAAGCGATAACCGATGAGCCTTCACGATCTCATCAAAGAGGATGCTAAGAAGGTATTCGCCAACCCCGATGATTTTGCAGAGCCGATCGTTTACTACAAGCGGAACGGTCGGTCTCGAAAGATTGATGCGGTGGTTGTGCGGGATGATTCTTTGCAATTTCCAGAGGCATCGGATTTGGTGACTCCACGATTCACCATCCACGTTTCAAACGATGAGGCCGAAGGTATCGCAAGCGATGAATTAGACTTGGGCGGGGATCAGATCGGTCTATCTCCGCGAGTCGGAGAACCGATCGACAGGCGGTCGATTGTTCGCTTGGTCGAGCATGATGAAGGGATGTTGGTGCTAGAGTGCCGTTAGCGATCATCGAGGAAATTGCAGCAGAATTGGAGACCAGGCTATCGGCTATGGTCGATGATTCGGCTACATACCCTACTGATGTTCAAGAGGTCAAACGACCTACGCGATTCGCTAATTACACTCCGAAAGATCGGCAGATCATCATTACTCAGGGCGTGAGCAATTCCGTCCCTGAGTTATCCTGCCCAGGCAATCCTCCAGCGGTTGCTCTGACGCAGCAATTCAATATCAGATTGATCTTGATGCCATCGGAGCGAAACCAAGACGCGATCGATACGTTACTGAATCAATTTGCATCCGATGTTCGGAAGTGCATCTGCCAACCGGCAAGCAGTTGGCACACGTTCGACGGGAATGCACTTTACGCCAACTTTGGGCCACAGATCGTTTTCACTTCCGATGGAGGTGTTGACGGTGCCAACATTCAACTGCTTGTCACCTATCGAGTATCAGAGGACGATCCAACGGTAAGGCGGTAAGGCAATGATATTCGACATCGTGACACACGAAGAAAATGTACTCCGAGCATCCGAGCGAGTATTGAACTACGCAGACGGATTAGAGAAAGCATTCGACAGGCGATACACGGAAGCGACGACCGAAATCAGGACTAGGACACAGCGCGAAATAGCAACGGCTATGGTCGTCGAAAAGGTTGAAGAATTACGCAAGTTTTGTGTTGACGAAACATTGATCGACAACCTACTTGAAAAAGAATCATTGCTCAAGATCGACGACACGTTCACAATGCCTTTGCGAGCTTTCAAGGCTCGGCAAACAGTCGAGGGAGTTGAGATCGAAATGGTTCGCGGTGTTCCTGCTATGGTCTTTGAAGGTGCATTCGGGCCTAAGATTCCAAAGCTAGGACGCAACATTTACAAGCGAGTCGGAAAGAAGCGATTCCCGATTCAAAAGCTACGCGATTTGCAAGTCAGCAAGATCGAAGGCGTGAAAGATGCTTTTGATCGAGGTGCAGCACAAGCCCAAGCGATTCTCAATCGCAAGCTAAAAGAAGCCAAACAAGATGCCAACCAAATACTAGGAAAGGACAAATATGCTACTGCGTAAAAAATCAGTTCTCGGCGGAAAGATCGAATCGACGGTTGGTACTGCGGAAACCATCGCGGCGGCTGATTGCACGATCAACGCCTATGACCTTGTAATCAATCCAGAGTTCGAGATGCAAGAGCGTCAAGGCCAAGGCGGATTCGGTCGGCTTGCATCGATCCCAGGGGCCAGGCGTGGTCGAGCTACGTTCTCGGTCGATCTTGCCTACGATGGAACAAATGTTCCGGCTTGGGCAACGACCTATCTCCCGGCTTGCGGTTTGGTTCTCTCGACAGCAACATACAAGCCGAGAACGGAAGTTCCAGGAACCAACGTCAAAACGGTGACGATCGCCGGGTTCTTCGATGGCGTTCGTCGCAGGATCTACGGCGCGGTCGGAAATGCTCGGTTCATTTTGCCGACGGGCCGGATGGGTCGAATCGAGTTCGACTTCCAAGGCGTTTACGATGACGAAGCAGACGCAGCTATTCCGTCGTCAATCAACTACGTCAACACGCTACCATTGCGGGTTGCTGGAGGTGCTACATCTTGGGACTCATACAATCTTTGCTTGGAGTCGGCAACGATCGATCTAGGCAACGTGATTACGGCTCGGGAATGCTCGACTTCGGCGGCAGGCATCGACAACTTCGTTATCACTGATCGCAATCCAAGGATCACTGGCAACCCAGAATCCAAACTGATTGCGACTCAGGGCCGATATGCTCAACTTCGCGATTCGACGGAAGCGACTCTTTCGTTTACAATCGATGGGCCTAGCAGTTCTACGCTGGTTTTCAGCATTCCGAAGGCTCAGTTGCAAACCAAGCCGATGGGTGATCGAAACGGAATCATGATCGATCAGCTAGAATGGCAAGCAAACAAGAATGTTGACGCTTCCGACGAAGAACTTTCAATCATTTTCAACCATGCAGCATAACACTTTCGAGGGCTCGATTGACGGGCTCGACATTCAGTTCCAGTTCAATCGCTTGAAGTTCAAGCAAACCGAGCAAGTGCTAGGGTTAATCGAGGACTTCAAGGATCTAGGCGACACCAAAAAGCAGATCGCGGCTTTGCGTCAAGCAGTCTCGATTTGCGTTGCTGGTTGGAGTCTCGAAAAGTCGATCGATTCATGGGATGAAGAGATCGAAGTGGCCGATGCTGTAAAGCTCGTTGCAAGATGCTTACAAGGCAATTCAGCGAGCGAGGGCGACAGAAAAAAATAAGGATTGCCGCATTGATACGATGCGGCGAACTTTGCAAGTCATGCACTCGAAACCATTGCAATAACCTACCTAGCAAAGACCTTCCGTTAATGCTTGGTTGCCCAAGTTGCGATGAGGCCGGATGCGAGGCTTGCGAGAATCGAGGATACATTGAGATTACTGATTGCCCGAAGGATTTCGTTGGGCATCGGGTAAGCTCAGCGGCCAACCTTGCGGCTTGGGTCTCGAAAGGGATCCTGCCTGAGGCTGGCGGGATGAACGACCAAGACGCTTGGTTTGTTTCGGTGCAAAATGCACTCGAATCAGACGTAAACCGAATCGAGGACGAAAGGCGAAAACGTGGCTGACGTAGAAGTAACACTCGGAGCACGAAACGAAGCCTCGGCGGTATTGCGTCAATTCTCGTCCGAAGTGACCAAGACGGCTCAACAGGTGGAATTTTCTGTCCGTGGCTTGGCTCAGCTAGCAGGCGTGACAGCAGCGGTAATCGGCGTTGTCGAAGCAGGCAGGGCCATTGTTGGCTTTGCATCCAGTTCGGTCGCGGCGTTCGACGATTTGAATCGTTCAGCGATCAAGCTTTCCGAGACCGTTGCTTTGATTCCAAACGGAAGCAAGCAAGCAGCGGAAGAAATGCAAAAGGTAGCAAACAGCCTTGAGCGAATGACGAATGTTGATGCTGGCCGGATCATGGATCAAATGAGCCAAGCATTGCGGCGCGGTGCTGCTACCGATTCCATCGAGGATATGACCGAAGCGGCTCTTGGGCTATCGCGAGTCTTTGATCGAGATTTGTCCTCTGCAATGCGGATGGTCGAAGATGCGGTAAACGGAAACTTCGATGCGTTCAAAGGCTTGATCCCAAACATCGACCAGCTAGCGACAAACGAGGAAAAGCTAGCAGCGGTCAGCGAGCTTGCTACCAAGGGGCTGCTAAACAAAGCGGAATCAGCTAAGTCGGCATTGGAAGCAAGCGACGCTTTGAAGGTTGCAACCAAGAACCTTTACGAATCTTTTGGTGCTCTGCTTGCTCCGATTCGCGACGTAGTTTACCGAGGTTTTGTAGTTGCGTTTGAGTTCATTCAAGCCTCGATGCTTCCGGCGATGGATGATTTCGTCAACTACAGCGAACAGCTAGCCAATGCGATGCAAGGAGTCGGCAAGACGATTGCCGAGGCTTTCGTTACTGGATTCACAGCGGCGGAAATTGCCATCTTTCGGTTCAATGATGTCCTCGATGTGATTTCCGCATCGGTATTGCTATCAGCGACCAAGATTTACAACGATGTGGTTTTTGTATTCGACGGCTTGCTCGCAAAAGCTGAGTGGTTCGTCGATGCCTACAGCAAGTTGCTTTCGGGTCGTTTTACGTTCGAGGATGTTTTGAAGGAGATGCCATCCTTCGGTGAGCGTGCTGTAACCGAAACCGAAAAAAGCTTGCAGGCCATTTTAGATGAAGCGGTCGGCGGATTGACCGAGGATTTTGATACAAAGATCCGCGAACGACTCCAAGCGTTGCAAGACGCAATGAAGCTTGACATTGACATCGATCTAAAACCACGAGAAGGGGCTGCCAGTGCGTTGCAAGAGCAGTTGCGATCGTTGACCGCTTTTGAGTCTCGGGTGCTTGTGCGAGGTCAAACGGACAGCCCGATTGCAAAGCTAGTCGAAAACACTTCCAAGCAAGTTGCAGAGCAACAGCGAACCAATGCAATTCTTGACGCTGCGAATCGATCCCCAAGCGACGAGGTTAGAATCGAGTTTGTCAAATGAGCAACGTAATCTCGGTTTCTCAAATGTGGTCGAAGGTTGACGGAGATTTTAGCCTAACGGACAACTTCCGAACGGCTCAAGCTGCGTTCACTTCGGCGTATCAGGTTTTCACAACGCCACAAGCAACGATTGATGATGTTGTTCAAGCTTCTGGTATTCCTGAGGCCGGTTCGTCATACTCGGCGATGTACCCTTACGTTTTCGCTGACCAAGCAAGACCGCAAAGGATCAGTCCGATCTATTGGATTGTCACTGTCAGCTACAATGGCGAAATTAAGCTAGGGCCAGGCAATCAACCACAGAGCCCATTGCTTACACCGGCCAAGATAGATTGGGACGACGTGGAGACTGAGGAAGAAATTGACGAAGATTACGACGGAAATCCGATCGTTACGAAGAACAATGAGCCAATCCACGGATTAAAGCGACTCTTCGCGGATCAGACAGTGACCATCCGAAAAAACATGCTCGTTTTCAATCCGTTTGTTCAAGCGGCGTATCGCGAATCGGTCAACTCTGATGCGTTTCTGAGTTGGGCGCCTGGGACTGGAAAGATGCAAAAGCTTCAAGCGGTATCGGTCAAGGATCCAAACGTAGGTGGCGGCGGTTATTGGGAAGTTACGGCCGTAATCCAGTTTCGGTGGCCATATCGTACAACACCGGACAAAGCTTGGTACAAGCGAGTCCGCCACGAAGGGTATTACAAGCGGGTGGATATTGTTGGGCCACCAGCTCCCGGACAATTGCCGTTTCAGATCATCCGAGCGATGCGAAACGGAGAGCCTGCAAACCGTCCTGTTTTGCTCGACGAAAACGGATACCAAATTGCCGACGTTGAGCCACCAAACACAGTTCAAGCCCATTGGCTAGAATTCAAACTTTACAACCCCTTGCCCTACGGAGCACTAGGACTACTATGACAACGATTCCTGATATCACGATGGTTCTCCCTCCCGAGGTCATCACCAATTACACGATTGCCGGTAATGCCGACATCGCGACGACCAAGCTAGCCCAAAGGGTATTGGCTGAGTCCGTTATTCCGTTGACGCAGGCTAGGGTATGGGATGCTGTGCAAACCAACTTGCCAGCGACACCTGCCAGCGATGATCTTGGGATCGTTACAGGCACTTGGGGAACAAATCCGGTCAGAATTACGGCTGGTGACGTAAAGGCTCTAGGATCGACGACTAGGCGGCTCTATTTGGCCATTCCGATTCCATCGAACTATGAGGACGGCCAGACGATCCAGCTAAGGATCAGAGCCAAGATGGAAACCACGGTAGCGGACAACTCTTGCACGATCGACGCAGAGGCTTACGTCGGCTCCGATGGGGCTCTTGGGTCTGATCTTGTGACGACTACAGCGGCTTCAATGAACAGCCTGTCAGCCGCCAACTATGATTTCACGATCAACGCAACCGGCGTGGATCCTGGGGATCTGGTTGAAGTCCGTTTAAGCATCGCCAGCAACGATGCAGCAACGGCAACGGCGGTCACTCCGGCGATCTACTCGGTCTCGTTGCTTTGCGACACAAGGGGCTAATCAGTGGCTCAGATCGGAGCGTATACGCCAAAGCAGGCTAAACGTATTTGGGATGCTGTGCAAGCTTTCGAGCGAAGTGGCACAGCGTCGCAAGGTGCTTTCCTGCCTTATACGCCAACTCCGATCTACTTCGTGAACAAGTCAACCGAGACGATCCCGCCCTACGGTTGCATCCAGATGATCGGGGCATCGGAGATCGACGGAACAACGTATATCGAAATTGACCGGCCATTCGACTACACCGATTCGGTAATGGGGCCATTCCTGCTCAATGGGCCGGGCGAGTGCTTGCGAGATGAGATCGGTACGGCTCAATGGGGGCCAGTGTTTCGAGCAACCAAAGATTCATCGACCTACACAACCGGAACGCGAATGGGGCCAGTTGCAAGCTCTTTCGA